ATTGCTATGCCTATGGTAGTACCGATTCAATCATAGATGCGGGATTTTGGGGCGAATATGAGCGTATTACGATAGAACCTAATACAATGGTTAGGATTAATACTAAGACACTAAAGATTGATACAAAGAAGATTAAGATAAAAGAACCAAAGCCAAAACGCTTTTCATTTTACGATGATAAGATTGGAGCATATAAAGACGAACCTCAAACAGTTGATAGATTCGTTCCGAGGTTTTCGTATAGTGACCAATTAAAAATGTTTAAAGCTAGTGATGGCTCAAAGATAAGGAAGGTAAAATAATGGATGATAAATTTATGAGTATAGAAGTATTTGTATATGGTACATTAAAAAAAGGTGGTGGCAATCATCACTTCTTAAAAGATAGTGATTTCGTTAGACACGAGATTTTAAAAGACCATGCAATTTATGTACCAAGAGGTATGAGATTTCCAATAATGCTTAAAAGTAAAGGCGATAAAGTATATGGAGAAGTCTATCGTATAAGTAGCACAACATTAGCTAAATTAGATATGCTTGAAAGCGAGGGTCATTTATACAATCGTGTTAATGATATTGAATTAGGTTTTCAATATTATTTATATAACGAAAGTGACGCTTGGGAAATAAACAAAAGCAAAGATAAAATAGATAGTGGATATTGGAAAACCATGTTTGAAGTTGATTTAAACTTAATAATAGATAATCGTAACTATACAGATAAGGCAGATAAGTTAGTATTTCACATGAGGTTTTTTGATGGGAAACGAGCGCCAACAAATAAAATCTATATGGACTTAGTAAAGAGAAGAAGTTATTTAGATTTAAACACCGAAAATGAAGAGATATTTTTAAGGGATTGTATAATTGAGGGAGTTGTAAGTGAGTTTAGAGAGCCAATACATAAGTTCTATAATATGTAATATATGCGAAAAGAATGTAACGATTGTAAATAGGCAGGATAAAGGAAACAAATCAAGATGGGTTTGCGAAAAATGTAGCGAAAAATATCCAAGATGGAACAATTAGAACATATAGTAACAATAGTATCTTTTGAAGAGTTTAATGATTTAATTAAAAAAACTGGCGATGATGAATTAACCATAATGGAACTAATAGATGCTATAGCAAGAATCAATGGAGAAATATATGAGCAAACAAACTCGATTGGAGAATGTTAATCACGACTTTTTATATCATGCGGAGATAATGTATGAAACAAAAAATGCATTAGATTATAAAAGCGCAGTCGGAAACACTCTTAAAGACTTATTAAAAGATATAGATATAAGATTAAAACAATTAGCTAAAAGAAATCCCAAAATAGTACAAGTGTTATACAAGCCTCAAAACGAGTCTATAAATATAACGCCTAAGATACTATCCCTAATGAAACTAAAACCTTTTTATAGCTCAAAATAGACCCCTTTAAATGCTATAATAGCCTAGCATATTTAATTAAAATAAGCACTTTCATTAATTTTAAAAGAGTTTTTAAATTTAAACCATAAAAACTAATGGAGATTGCTATGCCAAAAGGCAAGGGAACTTATGGTTCAAAGCGTGGGAGACCACCTAAAAAATCTAAACCAATGAAATCAAAAAAAGCTAAGTTTGGCAAAAAGCGAAAATAAAACTGCTTTAAATGTTGAACTTGTAGGCATAAAGAATCTTAAACTAACTCATTCATGGCGTATTGAGTTTGATGTATATGAGATAGACAACGATAAAGTTAAAGATTTAATGGATATGTTAAACAAACCTATCTCAATGGGATTAGTACAACTAGATGACTAAACACAAGGAGAACAGAAGGGAGAATGGTCAATTTAAAAAGGGTCATAAACCTAAAACAATGTGGAAAAAAGGAAAGTCTGGTAATCCTAATGGTAGGCGCAATGCTTATAGTGACTTAATAAAAGAGTTTAGTTATCAAGAAGTAAATGGCAAAGAGCGTAGAGAAATAATATTAGGTAAGTTATTTCAATTAGCAGAGCGTGGAGATTTAAGAGCAATACAATTTATAGTTGAACGCATGGAAGGGAAGGCGTTAGAGCGACAAGAACGAACAACAAAGAACGAACCAATACAAGTAATGGTTATAGGAGAAGATTAAATGGCTAAAAAAGTAAGTTGGAAGTGGGGTAATAAAAGATACTCTGGAACATTAATAAGAGAAACTAAAACGCATAAGTTTGCTAGAACTGCAAGTGGTCAAATTAAAAAGATTGTTAAAAAGAAAAAGAAATGATTCAATGGACTTTAGACAAGACGAGAAAAGATATATTAAACGACCCAAGCAGGTTCAAAGTCTTAGTATGTGGTCGAAGATGGGGCAAAACTATTCTATCGCTTATGTATTTATTGAAAGACCCATTTCAAGCAAACGAAAGAAGATGGTTTATCACCCCTACCTACAGAATGGGTCGCAACATTGTGTTTCCTACTCTTCGCCAAATGTTTCAAGGGTTTGTTGGAGCTAAATTAAATGAGACTGAAATGTCAGTAAGATTTGAGAATGGAGCAGAGTTTGCAGTTAAAGGCGCAGACAATGAACACGCATTAAGGGGTGTGGAATTAACTAAATGCGTAATGGATGAGATGGCATACATCAAGCCTCATGTTTGGGAAGAGATTGTGTATCCTATGTTAGCAACAACACAAGGAAGCGTGTTATTTATAGGCACACCAAGCGGTTATGATGTAATGTATGATTTATATAGTCGTGGGCAAAGTGAAAAGAATTGGCGTTCATGGCAGTTCAAAACAATAGATGGTGGCTTTGTATCGGCAGATGAAATAGCTAGTGCAAAGAAAACAATGGATGCTAGTGTATTTAGGCAAGAGTTTGAAGCATCATTTGAATCAACTGGCAATAGAGCTGCATGGAACTTTGATAGAGAGATTCATGTTAAAAGAGCTAAAGAGTTATCTAGTTATAAATGGTGGGGATGTGATTTTAATGTTGATTATATGAGCGCAGTATTATGTACGCAATACACCGATGGCACAATTCATTACTATGATGAAATAAGATTAAAGAATAGTAACACCGAACAAATGGCTAGAAAAATGAAAGCGATTGAACCTAATGTTGAAGTCTATCCTGACCCTGCAGGAAGTGCAAGGTCTACGACATCTAATCGTTCAGACCATCACATCTTAAGAGATTATGGATTCTTAATTAGGGCAAAGAAGTCGCATCCAAGTCACATAGATAGATTAAATGCATTGAATAGGAAGCTATTAGATGCGGATGGTAATGTAACAATGACCATTGACCCTAAATGTAAATACTTAATAAAAGATTTAGAGCAAGTGCAGAGAGATAAAAAAGGGGGGATTGAAAAATCTAACATGGAGCTTACTCATTCACTAGATGCTTGTAGCTATGCGATTAGTTATAAGTTTCCTGTGATAAGTAAAGCAACACGAATAATGAAATGGTAATAATATGATAAACTTTGGTAGAACTGTTAATCAAGTAGTAATCCCTGAACAATCCGAGCAAATAATATTGCAAACAGTTGCAAAAGCAGAGCAAGAGTTTAATGAAAAAGCACAAGCGGAAAGAATGACTGCATTAGACTTTTATTTTAATGTTAATATGGATAAACATATTGAGCAATATTTCTCAAGTGAATCATTGCAACAAATTCCAACTTATCCACAAAAAGTAGTGCCTAGATTTTCAAGGGCGAGAATGATGCTATATAAGAATGCTCCCAAAAGAATAATAGGTGGAGAAGAGAGTGATGATTATAAAGACATTGCTTATATGTTAGATAGTCAAACTAAATGCTTTAGTGAATTAGCTTGGTTGTTAGGTAGTTGCCATTTTAAAACTAAATTTAATGAGCGTAAGCAAAGACTTGAATATGAGATATTACCATTTGTAAAAGAATATTATCTAAGTGGAGAATCTGAGCCTTATGGATATAGTTATGAAATAGATAAGGGTAATAACAAAGATAGACAATATGTCTTTTGGTCTGAAGATAGAGAAGGTATGCAAGGGATGCATTTTAAGTTTAATCAAAAAGGGAATAGATATGCCATAAGTGGTAATGAAGATATGGTCAATCCCTATGGGATAAATCCAATTAGTAAAGTAGTTTATCCATCATCTAGTTTTGATGTAGTTAGAAGTGCAATTCAGATTGGTATTGCAATGACAGAAATTGCATTAAGCGTTAGGAGTAGATTAGGACAACCAGTATTTACTGGAATAGATGAAGGTCAATCGGTAATTAAATCGGGTATTGATTCGGCTATAATCCTGCCAGAAGGGGCAACATTCCAATATGTATCTCCAAGTGGCGGTATCAATGAAATGATTGAAAGCGTAAAAGCATTTGCCAATCAAACCGCAGAGAATAATCATCTTAGGATTAGATGGGGCGAATCGGGTGGCAATTCTCCAAGTGGAGAAGCCTTAAGAATATTAGAAATTGAAAATCTTGAGTCTCGTGAAAGTGACATCCCTTATTTTAAAGAATGGGAACATAGTAGATTTGAAATAGATAGAACAATATTAGAAAAGCATGGAGTCATGAATCTTAGTGAGGACTTATCTATTGACTTTGGCGAAGTATCATATCCTATGAGCGTTGAAGAAGAGATTAAGATACTTCAATGGAAATTAGATAATGGTATTATGACGAAGCGTGATTTGCTATTGTATTACAATCCTGATATGAGTGATGAAGAGCTAGAGATGAAACTAGGAGAAGTGCAAGAAGAAAGAACTGAACAAATCCAAGCAGATAGACAAGCTAATCAACCAGCAATATTTCAATCATTAAGACAAGAGGCTCAAGATGATAGTCAATAATTTTTTAGATAAAATAGATATATTAAAATTAAAAGTAGGACAAGATGCCGACAATATATTAAAAGCTATAAACATAGATGATTTATTAAAAGACCCAGAATCTTATTTAACTGCATTAGGTGAGCAATTTATGCAAGACCATGACAAAGAAATAAAGCAAGGGTATAAAGAAGGTCAAAAGTTTGCAACTAAAATCATAGATAAATCGTGAGAACTACAATAGACATATCAAAAGCATTTAATCTTAAAAAGATTAAGTTTGATTTATCAAGAGAAATAAACGAAGCTGCAAAAGCAGTTGTAAAAGACCATGATAAAAGATTGAGTTTTGGACAAGGAGTTGATGGTAAGATGATGACTAAGTTGCAACCATCTACAATAAAAAGTAAGCGTTTAAAAGGATATGCAAAGCCTAGAGTTCCTTTATATGCTACTGGTACAATGAAAAGTATTAGAATAGATAAAAAGGCTACAAGAACAAATCAAGAAGCTAGATTAACACCACCAAAAAGCAGAATAGAACCAGAACCAATAGGAGCATTTCATCAAGAAGGTGGTGGAAATTTACCTAAGAGAGAATGGTTTGGTGTTACAGAAAAAGTAGAAAAAGATTTATTAAGAGTAATGGCTATAAGAATTGAAAGAATATTAAAAAATGCCTGAAGAAAATATTTTATTAGTAGAACTTCAAAGATTAAAACAAATTCAAACTGCTAGTAGAGCAATTCAAGAATTAGAAATAATAATAACATCATCTATGACAACAACAACTTCAAAAGCAATATTAGATTTACAACAAACAATAACAACGCTTAGAGCAACTGGTGCTAGTGATGAAGTTATAAGAAATACATTATTACAAGATTTAGATGAAGGTGGAATAATATTTGGTACATATAGAAATAATATTAAAAACGCAACTGGCAATGCGGTTCAATTAATGAGTGAAGCTGCCATAAGACAACAATATGGAGATAAAGGAATAAGAACATTTAAATGGATTACTGCGGGTGGAAATGTATGTGATGATTGCCTACCTAGACATGGAGAAATTGCAACATGGGAAGAGTGGAATATTATTGGTATGCCTAGAAGTGGATTTAGTGTGTGTAAGCATAATTGTCAATGTCAATTAGTGCCATCTACTTATAACGATAAAGAAGTTCAAAGTGTTGTAAGAAGAAAAGAGCGTAAAAAAGAATTAAAGGAGAAATTTCGTGGCTAAGAAAAAAGACCCAAGATTAAAAAGAGCGGGTGTTAGTGCTTTTAACAAACCTAAAAGAACTCCAAGTCATAGAACTAAATCTCATGTAGTTGTTGCCAAAGAGGGCAATAAAATCAAAACTATTAGGTTTGGACAACAAGGCGTAAAGACTAATCAGACAGTTGGTCAAATGAGAGCGTTCAAATCTAGGCATCGTAAAAATATTGCGAAGGGCAAAATGTCAGCTGCCTACTGGGCAAACAGGGTCAAATGGAGTCCAAGCAAAACAAAGTCTAAATCTACTAAATGGAAAAAAGGCTAAAGATTTTTAATAACAAAAACGGAGGACTAAATGTCTGAAATTAAATCAGGGGTAAAGGTAGAAAAAGAAGTACCTAATCCAATGCAAGATAATGCAAAAGAGGTGGCAACTGATAGCCAAACACAAACAACCGAACCTAGCGCAGAGGTAGGAAGTTTAATTGCAGAAAGCAAAAAGTATCGTAGTCGTGCGCAACAGGCTGAGGATTCATTAGCTAAACTTGAAAAGAAGTTACAATCTGATAAAGAGGCACAAATGGCAGAGCAAAATAAATGGCAAGAACTTGCTGAGCAACGAGGTTCTAAACTTCAAGAGCAAGAGCCAGTCATTGAAGCTGCAATGAAACAACTTGAAGGTCTTAGAGAAGAACTCCTAGCCGATATGAGTGAAGAGGATAGAGAAACATTTGGTGATTTACCACTAGATAAACTTAAAGTTCTCCACACTAAATTAAATATTGAAACTAAAGCCGAGGTTGCACCAACTGATGGAACTCCTGCTAGAAGTGCTAATCCTGATAATAAAAATTGGGTTGATTTATCTGATGATGAAAGGCGTTCTAATTGGGGTAACATATTGGATGCATATCGAAGGCGTTAAATAAGGAAAATGAATAATGGCTAAACATTATCAAGGTAGTCCAGTTACTACCACAACAGACCAACATTTCATCCCAGAAATTTGGATGGATGGTATTTATAAATACTTCGAAAGAAAAACTGTCTTTCGTGGTTTAATCGATGACTATAGTGCTGTATTTGGTGGTGCTGGTTTTGGAGATGTATTACATATCCCTGAGATGAGCATTGTCAGCGCAAGTGATAAGTCTGCGGGTTCGGATGTTTCTTATGATGCAACTGTAACAACTGAGACTCAACTAACAGTTAATAAACACAAATATGTTGCTAAGCTGTTTGAAGATGTGGCTCAAATACAGTCAAACGCAGATTTAGTCGCTAAGTATTCTAAGATGATGGGCGAAGCTCTTGCTCGTCAAGTTGATACTGATATTTGGGCTGAGTTAGATGGTTTAAATCAAACTCAAGCACTATCTGCTGATGATACTTTAACCGCTGCAGTATTTGAAGCTGCTCTTGCTACTCTTGGTGAGAACGACATACCTTACATGGATGGCGAGTGTGCAATGGTTGTTAATCCAACTTTATTTGCTGACATTCTTAATCCATCTGCGGGTATCGCTCAATACTTCATTAGAAATGATGCGGTCGGAGAAGGTAATCGTGGACTTAGGTCTGGAATGGTTGGTTCTTTATATGGTATCGATGTATATATGTCTAATACTGTAAGTACTGGTGGTACTAGCTCTACAATCCCAGGTGCTATTTTTCACAAGACAGCTTGTGCAATAGCAGTTCAAAACGAGGTTCGTGTACAAAGCGAATACTCGATTGATGCGCTTGGAACTAAAGTCGTTTCTGACTTGCTGTATGGCGTAAAGTTGATTGATGATTCTGATAACAAAAAAGGCGTACGCTTTTTGAATGTAGATTAATCG